GCTCCAGAGAAGAAAGTTGCTGCCCCAAAGAAAAAAGCCGCTACTAAAAAGACAACGGAATAAATACTAAAATCTAGGTTGAATGGGTATTTGTGGTTGTGGGACTTGAACTTTACGGTTTAAGAAATAAAAACCACTACCGATTATTCCCAAAGTTAAAAAAAGATAGAATAAAGGGATTTTCTTCCTTTTTTCTTTTTCCATTTTTTCGATATCATTCTTATCGGGGAGTTTCTCAACATTTATATTGAGATCATCTATTTTTCCGATAAGTTTGTGTAAAGCTTCTAATATCTGAACTTCTCTATTTACCGGCTTTTCTTTTACGTCTATTGTTGTAATTTCTAAAGTCATGTACCATTCTGCATCGGGTTGTAATTTTACATAATCACCATTCCCTTGTAATTCATATAATTCAAAGTTAAGTTTTTGTATAGATATAGGGTTAAATAAAATTGTAGATCTATTAAATCCTTTCCATTGTTTATCATGCATTTTATGATTTGAATTACCGTCAAATTGTCTTTCTAACGCCATACGATTTAGTATTAAACCTTTACGTTCATCAAGTATTTGTGCAGGTTTTGGTATATCTTCACATATTATATCGACGTATTTTGCACCGTTACCTGTACCACCACTTGTTGTACCTACCTGTGTTAAATAGAAATCAACCACTTTGAAACCACACACTTTACTCATATCAGATATATGGGTATTGGATGTTAAGTTAAAATCTACAGAAAATGTATTATTTGTACCATTTACATAATTTGAATCTATTGATATGTATTGTATTTTTTTAGGTAACTCCTGGAGTGAAACCATCTTGTATTTAGTATATAAAAAAATAAAACTAAATATAAACAGTTATATGTTTACTTTTTATTCGAGTGTATGTAAATTATTTAAATCAAAATCTAATAAGTCGTTACGTAGTAATCCTTCGATATATTCATTATCACAATCACATTTACATTCTGAAAATAAATATAATCACGATATGATGTTATCACCATCAAGTTCTATTAGTGATTTTTTAGCTACGAATGAAAACGGTGAAATGATTATAGTAGAGTATCCTAAATTTGATAAATCCTTTACACAATATCGCCCTAAGTCGAAAAAATATAAAAAAGAAAAATATCAATATTAACTAAATGAAATGGATTACATCCACTTACACACACACGACTATAAAATCGCTTTCTGTCAAGCGACAAATGAACTCTGTGAAGACGTCCAAAGGATTATATGGGAAAAATCTCAAAAATATGAATACGAAAACCTTATGTGTCCAGGAGCCCCGGAAAAACAATTACGAAATACACGATTCTCAAAAGAAAGACTCGATATGTTGGCCAGAAAATGGAAAAGAAAATGGGGGGAACCAACTTTATCAACGTATGAAAACATTGGCATATGATGAGTTTTGTTACGACGATTTTGAACGTGAAGAATATGATTCGTATTCATTGGTTTTATACAGAACAATGTTAAATGAACTAGAATACGAAAGACGTAATTTGAAATACATAAACCTTTTCGGCGAAAAATGGAGAAAAATGTCTAGAAAACAAGATAATTTTACACACGAAGATAGATTAACTGAAATACAAGTTCGTATATACGAATCAGTTAACAGATGTGAAGAGTTTTTAAATAAAGAACGTGATTTTAAAAGAAAATATTTTAACGATGAAAATATTAATATCGATATCACATATTAGATACTTAACGAATAAATTGTAATGTATATTAATTAATGTTAAATATAATAAACCCCGGTAGTAAAACACTTAGAATATCATGTCCCAAAAAACGAAAAGATGGTATAACCGAGTATGAAAATATAAAATCCAAAATAAAAAAATCAACTTTGAGATACGGTGCCGCAGTTTCGACGTATCATTTTATTTTTCATACACCCATAGATGGTATATCCGCGAGTTTGGGTACTATTGCTTCTTATGTTTATATAGATTCACTTTCATCGTACGTCGATAATATAGAAAAGTCGTTTGGTTTAAATAAAAGGTTATTGGTACCAACGTGTCTCGCATTATTTGAGTCTGTATGGAATTCGCGCGATTTACCCTTTGATTTTAATATGGGTGCGACACTTTTTGGATTTTTTGTATATAAAATGGCTTTTTATCAGATTTTAGCAGAAGAAATTTTAACGAATAACGAAGACCTAAGTCGAATAGATGAAATGTAAAAATCAATTAAACAAATAAAAAATAAATATTTTATAATGTCTCTTTATTATAAGCTTTTGAAAAAACACACTAAACTCGAAGAAGTTAAAGATATGAACGATGTCTTTTCAAATATTTTGAGTGGACGTGAACTTGAAATGGAAATTTGGGGACTTAAACCTAATGAAGACTTTCCATGGGAATCTGAAGATTCTAAAAAAAATTATCTGGGTTTTATTGGTTTAAGTAAAATGGGAGTTCGTGATGATATTCGAACTGTTGAATTTTATCACGAAAATAAAGGATGTGAAGAAGTCATGCTTCCATTTCTTGAAATACTTTTATCCAAATTAAACTCGAGTGATAAGGAAGTTAACATTCACGCTAAGCGTGTTATAATTATTCCTCGAAACATTTCAAATGACGACAGGGAATTATGGACTTTACATTTACAGAAATATTTCACAAACATTGAATCTGGTGAACGTTTTATTGATAAAAATAATATTAAAATGAAAAGTGTTGGTAACTGGGGAGAACTTCTCTATACCATGCCAAAAAACTAATATTGATGAATAAAATAAATATTATACACATTCAATCAATTAATCTTACTTAAACAAAAAACACCATGTTGTTATATATACAATGAATAATCTTACACACGAACTTTTAAAAAACTCTACCACACTCGTTCAACTTACACATTTAAATAGTTTATGCACTAAATTAGTCGATAAAACGACAGACGTTTATGGACTTCGCGCCGAATTTGGATACCCGGAACATCTCATACCTTCTAATAATAAAAGGTTTCTCGCATATATCGGCATTTCTAAGAGAAAACTCGAAACGTCTTATGGAGAATCCCATTTCATCACCTTTTTTCACGAACCAAAACTTCAATTTTACAGAACTCCTGTAGGTGTTTTAGAACACATGTATAACATTTACATGGAACAGAAAAACGATGAACTCATAGAAGATGGTTTTAGAGAAGGTGAAAATTTATCTGTTGAACTCTTTCCCGGAAAAATTGAATACAAAGATATTGGATATTGGAAAGGTGTATTCCAAGATGATTGGAACGTGTGTGATAAAATTTCTATGGATGATCTCATAGATGATTACGAATTAAAAAAATATATTGATTGGACTTTACTTTATAACATTTTACCTGAAAATATTGACGATGTTAAAGAATCAGAAAAAACTTTGGATGATGAATTAGAATATGATGATGAGGATATTATTGATAGCGATGATGAAGAAACTGACGATGAAATTGAAGAAGGAGAAATTTTGAGTGATTCTGAAACCTAAGTGGATAAAATACTACTTTAAAATTTAATTAAATAAATGAGACCAAACTGTCCCTACGAGAACTGTTATTGCAGAGCTGGTAAGAACGGATTTTGTTTAAAACATAAGGAAATTGGAAAAGCTGTTGAAGCACTACTTTTATTGAAAAAAAGTAAATAATAAATGTCTACTACCAAAGATAAACATCCCGAACTTTATAAATTTTTGGGCCATTATACAAAAATTTGTAATGAACTTTCGTATTATAAATCAAAGTGTATGGAATTGGAAAAAGAAAAACATGATAAATTAAAAAAAGAAAATAATAGTACACCTGTTCGTAAACGCGTTACTAAAGTTGTTAAGCAATGGGCTATAGATAAGAGATGTAAAGAACTTGGTTTAAAAGGTGTTACTAATTGGAAACAGTTGGTATGTCAAGACCCATGTGTTTCTAACGAATATGAATTTTATAAAAGTTATCTCGAAGAATTTAATAATATGCTATTAAAAAAATAAATATAGATTGTAATAATGTCTACTACTAATACTAATTCACTTCATAAAATCATGACGCTTATAGACAATCATTCTGAAGAAATACCCGAAGGTGATTATTTAGATATGTGTAATACACTAAGAGACATATTTAGAAACGGGGAAACTCAAACTCGTAGAACTCGCACATTACCATCTAGTTTACGTATTAACCCGATGGATGTTATTTTTGAACGGTGTATGGTTCTCGTTAGAAAACGTAAAGAATATAAAAAACTCATTAATCTTACAAAACCTCGTATTAGAATAACTAACATTTTCAAGCGAGAAGCTATTCACGCATATTGTGGTGCTTTAGAACTACCACTTTGTAATACTATAGAGGATTTAAATACATTAGGGTATCACCCACAGGATGATTTTTTTAAAGACTATTTAAATTTAACGAATTCTCACAAATTACGTCAAAGAGAAGAATATATACAACAACTCGATGAATACGAAAATGAAATTATTCGAATTAACAATTTCAATAACTCAGTTTATGATATGGTAGATATTTTTTACGACGTTAGTATAGATGGTGTTCCTCCACTCACATAAAATAAAATAAAATAAACCTAAGTACAAATAATAACTTATAAAAAATAAGTTATTAAAAATGGAAGAACTTACCAATTTAATGCGTTTGATTGATTTGAATTCAATGGTAATACCGGAAGGAAATTATCTTGAAATGTGTAATTCAATTAAAAAAGTACACGAGTCTATATCTCGTACTGATTCAAATAACGATTCAGAAACCGATGAAGATGAGGAATTTATATTACGAAATATCATGACTGATGATACAAGGGGAATACCTGTACCATTTTCACCAATACGAACGGAACGGGGAAATAGATATAGATATTATGAAAATGCCGACCAAGAATTACAAAATGCCGATGCAGACGCACCTTCGAATCAAGGTGGTAACCGTGACGATGGTGATGATGTTCTCATGGCCGATGCTGATGAGTTGGACGATATGGTTACCATGTTATTACCAGAAATACAAGTCCCGAGAGAAATTTTTAACGATCAAGGGTTCATTAGAGACATGAGAAGACTTCAAATGGCTTCGCGTCATGGTGACGAGGCTGAAATTCGAAGATTGGATATTCGTATTGATCAAATACAAAGACTTATTCGTAATACTAAACCGAGACAAAGAATTACAGCAAATGTTAGAACTATGGCCGTTAAAAAACGCGCGAGTGATATTGGTATTCGTTTATCGAGATATACCATTGGTAATCTTTTGGATAAGGGACACAATGTAGGCAATGAAAGAGAATTTTACAAAGCATACCTTGATGAGTATAATAAAGAGATTGAATATAAATTGAAAGATTTGAACGACGATTTATTTGAAACAATTCGAGATAAAGATTCTCTTTTAGAAGAAATGAACTTGTTTTTAGATTAAATTTTATTTAAATATAATTTTACACCATTTTTCATTCATATTACCTAAAGGCGAATATTCAAAAAGTAAATGTATTAACGCACCCGAGAGTATCAAAACACCCGTACCTTTATATACAAATCTCGTTACTCCCATAAAAATCAATTGTAACATTATACCTATAATAAGTGCTTCGAGAATAACAGTTGTTACTGGTCTGGTATTCATTTTATAATATACTTTTATTTTTATTTTCAGGAGAGTGTATGTAAATAAATTATCTTATTCTATATAAAATGATAACACGTGGTGAATTGTTTATCATATTATGTATACTTTTGATAGTATATATACTATACAAAAACATGTGTAAGAAGGAAGAATATGATACAGGTGATATTACTTTTAAATGGAAAAATAAGGGATCTATTGAAGGTATAGTGAATAAATGGATTATTAGTTTTATGAATGGTGACGATAAGATTACAGACGATATGGAAATTACGAAAGACAGTAGACCAGACTTGTTTAGAAATTTTACAAATAATCAGGTACAAATCTTGGGTGGGTATACGTTTACTAGTTACCCAAGTGATGGTTTAACTGTAAAACTTTATTACGATGAAAAAAAAACTGATAATTTACTTATAGAAAAGAACATTAAATTTGACCAAACCAAATTAACTGTGGGTAGAGGATTTCTTGATAAGAAAGAACGCAACGATTTGACTTTTCAACAACTTACTGAAGCAACTGTAAACACGTATAAACTCTACGAGTACGCCTTTATTATGAATAAGCTTTCTCACAAAGGGATGACAACTTACAGTAATTACGGTCTAGAAATTCAATGGATAAAAGTTGATGGTGTTTTACTGACCAGTCAAAATAACAATGATGACATATATATAAAAATAGATAAACAACCAGGAAAGGATTTGGATAACATGTTTAAGGAGGATAACAGCTTCGCACAATGGATTAAGAAATCTGTAAATGCCACCGATGGTGTGGAATTTGATGATAGGGTATTTACCATTTCTAAAAAAAATAATAAAATCGAAAAAATCGAAATATCGTATTATAAACCTATATATGCACCAGGTTGGAAAATATTAGAAAATTCAAAAATAATGATTGAAGAATCGGAGAATAGAGGCTCCGGTACATCTCCAGAAAATGTCAAGTATACTTATACTATACCCAAAACTCCTATCCCACTAGACGATACTGTTAGTGAGAACTGGTTTGAGTGGACGGGGAACACGACGGGTGAAGGTTATTTCGATGCGTCTGTAATGGAAAATAATTGGGTGAATGTTAACTACAAGACGGGCTTAGCTGTCTCATTGAAGGGTGCCACGATTCAAAAAGGATTAACACTCGAACAATGTAAATCTCTATGTGAGAAGGAGGACGAGTGTAAATCTTTAGAATTTACAGAAGAATCTGGAGATGTGGAAACTTCTTGTGCTTTAGCCAAGGTTCGTCCTATAGAAGATAATACAACAAATACTGAATTAGAAAGTAAGATATGGATCCGTCCCGATCCACCTCCTCCTCCACCTGCTCCTCCAGCGATCGACGCCGACGCCTCGCCCGACACTGCATGGAAAAAATATGAGGGAACGAAGTTTGAAGGGACTACAATTGTGGGGACATGGGCTGAAACTCTTTTAGAAAAATTTGAAAATGCAACGCTCGATAAATGTAAATACGAGTGTGAAACAAACCCTCAGTGTGAATCTTTTAATTATCATACTCAAGAACCGGATAACAGAAGTAATTGTTACACGTTTTCAACTAAACCAATTCCCCATGGGCAGACAGCTAGTAATATTAAGGGTCCACACCCACACAATAGTTATTTAGACTGGGACATATATGAACAGACCTCTGATAAAATTGTTTCTGAATCAGGACTAGGACTTCCGAATAAAGTTTATATGAAAGGGGGGGATGGTTGGTGTGCTTTGGACAGTACCAAATTTAAATGTAATTCCTCAGAGAGCTGGAGGAAACAGTTTGAATTATTCAATAATGGCGATGGTACATATTCTTTTAAACGGGGTTCATACTGTAAAGATTACGTTAAAAATATTTCTTGTAGTGATGGAACCATCTCAGATGATTCAAAGTTTAAAATAATCAGTAATGTCGATGGTACATATTCAATAAAACCAATAACAAGTGGCCGAGGATATTGTTCTGGTATCAATGACGGTAATAATTATAAATGTACTAGTGATACTATTGGGGATTTGGAAAAGTTTAACTTTTATGATGCAGACGGTGAAGTAGTTTCTTCTCCCACTTCTTCCACTCCTCCTTCCACTGCTCCTCCTCCTCCGCCTCCGCCTCCGCCTCCGCCTCCGCCTCCGCCTCCGCCTTCCGCTATTTACGATAAAAAAACTAAAACTATGATATGGGCAAGCAAGAATTTATATATAAACAAAGATGATGGTACAGATGCTGGTACAAACTCCACAAAAAGCAGATTATACGGAACTGTAGATGAATGTAAAACAAAGTGTGACTCATTCACAAATTGTAAAAGTTTTACATATTACAGTATGAATCCAGCAAGATGCTGGTTTTATAGTTCTAACGATTTAAGTGACACAAATACTACTAATTCCAGTAAATACGATTTTTACTACACTTCTTCAAATCCTACCACTTCAAATCCTAACACTTCCAATCGACGTATCTCTCTACCCGCCTTCCCCTCCACCACGACTTCGCGTCCCACCCGGAGTATACGTTAGTCTCCA